TTATAGTTTGATATCTCCGTACCATTTACCAACATGCCAGTGGTGCCTGGCGCTGTCTCACGCCTCGCCCCGTCAAATACTGGATTCAAAGGGAATCTCTTCAATAATTTCTGATGATCTAGTTTTTTGTTAGCTAGATCAGGAACTGAGATTTTAAATGTTCCATTTCCTGTTGCATCTACAAAATCACCATTTACAAGATCTGGTAGAGAGTTTGCAAGTCGAATGTTATTTGAACTTACACGACTTACATAATAATTCTTTCCGTCAATTAGTTGTCCTAAGAAGCCACTAATGACATTATATGTCACAACTTCTCCAGAATAAAATCCATGATCAGCAGCACCCTCTGTTACCTGTATTAACTGTATAACGTCGCCGCCAGTGGCGCCAGTCCACGTTACAGAACGATCTGGAGCAACTATGGGTTCATTACCTAAACTTGGTAAAGATGGCGAAGCAACATAGGCATGAGGATGTGGTGGTAATGCTAACGCATTGTCACTATCATGATCATATGTATTCTGAACATCAGTCGTATATTTGTTGATGTTAGTATGAAGAGGACTATTTCCTTTCTTTAATCTTCTTCTTATGGTTGCAATGTTAAATTCACCGATGCCAGGCAAATCACCCAAAATAAATGTTGAGCTACTGACAACACTTAAAACACGACCAACTCCTAATAAAATATTCTGACCATCTAAAACTTCAACCGCATCTTCTTCTAAAAATCCATGATCAGATAATGTTGTAATGTTAAAACTACTACTTGATTGTCTCGTAATAGTTTTTGGAGTAAACTTTACTGATGTGTTATAAACATATGATCCAAAATTAGCATCCTCAGAACTTTTATTGATACCATATGATCCAACTCGAATCTTATCTCCTTTATTAAAGTAAAATGTAGTGTCAGGAATTGGAAAATCCTTTAAAACACCTGTAATTAAAACTTCAATCTTATTTGTATTATTTGCAAAAGAGTATCCATACGCAACATTATTGTACCTGACATCATCACCAATACTTAAAGTATCAACAGCAGTTGGTAATCCGACAAATTGATTTGCAGTTTTACTTGTGTAAGTTACAACTCCAGCAACACTCGCTGTTGGCAGAGATATAGAACCACTTGTAGGAAATCCAACTGTAGTGTCAACTGTAATTGTGGTTGCGCCGATTGATACAGGATCTGTGACACGAGTTCTGCCTGGAACTATAAAGTTTCCATCAATTGAATCTTGAGATACACTAATTTGATAATAATGTTCTCCTCCATACAAAAAGTCTTTTACATCTGATATCGCACCAGAGGCACCTCGAATATTCTTATCATCGTCATCTGCATCTTGAAAAAGTGTCGATCCTTTTAAGTTACGAGGATCTCCAGTGATAGGTTTAACAACAAAATCCTGTGCAAAACCATAATCAGCATCAGATGGTTTAATTAAAAAATCAGATGGTTTGATAATATTAACTTCTTTACCATATAAAGCTCTGAATAATATTTTATATGACTCTTCAGTTCCTTTTGTACGATAAAAATCTTTAATTTGACGAATAAATTTAACTTGATCTATATTACTGCTTAATTTACGATTCTCAAAACCACTTGCATAAGTTGTTTTTAACTTACTAAAAAATTCACGAATAAAAAGATTTGATAAATTATGAACCTTACTACCACCAGTGTGAGATGCACCTACAGTTGTATTAAAAGATAATAGATCAGGTCTTGTAGGTTGATCTAAATTATCAACACCACTAAATCCACGAATACAACCAGTAAATGAAGTTGTTCCGATTCCAGTGTATGTAATAATTTCATCATCAATTTTTATCAGTCCGTACTTACTTGGATATCCTTTTGTTGAATCTACAAAGATCGTATCTGAATAGGACTCTGTATTCGTTGATAATCCAGTGTATTCAGTGAGTGCTGTACCGACATATGTTTGTAGTTTAGTATATCTGTCAAGATTCTCAGCAATATTGATTGATCCACCCTGATACTCTTGGGAGATATAGTATTGTTTCATAAAATCCACAAAAAGTGGACTCTCAGATTGTACAAACTCAGGTAACTGATTTTCAATTACCTGATTGATTTCGACTCTTTGTATTGATGTGTCTATCATTAATATCCGCCGCTATAGCTAGATCCACCGCCTGATGAGGATGTGGAAGATGTATTAGTTGATGGGGTTGATGTAGTGGTTGCAGTTCCGTAAGTTCCACCAGTTGTGGTTCTAGTTGCAGTTGAAGATGCTGTTGATGGGAGAATTGCAGCAGCCGTGGAAACTGGAGAATTTGATTTTCTTGTGAAAGTTGGAGTATAATAACTGTGCGTGTGAACAAATCTTGATCCAGACGTATTTTCACCTGATGCGATTAAATCTTGAACCATATTAATTGTGGTATTTGTCATATCAAACTTGACATATAAATCACGAAGACCAACAATATCATTTGAGTGTGGAATTGCTTGTATTTCAATCACACCATTTGCAATCACTGTTGAAAGTATATTTACAGTATCTATAAGAACTTCACCAGTCATATAATCCACAGTTCCAGCATTTTTCTTTACAATATTTGGAGTTCCACCCTCAATGTATGTAAAGAAGAAAATTCGACCTTTTTCACGATTAATTACCTCATCAGCGAGGTAAACTGTCCCTGTGACACCTTCAATTGTAAATCCTGTTGATACTACGTTGTAAGCACTCTCTTGAGTGTGGAACATATTACCGTAACAAACTTCATACTGTGCAAATTGACCTAAAACTGCTTTTAGATTACGTCGAATCGTAACTAAAGTAATATTTGATGTAATTGATGAGTCAACACTATCAATCAAAGATACCGCCTTACTATATTTAAATCTACCACCAAATTTATTCACATCAATTGATCGTGAATATTGAGTTAAAGCATTTGACACGCCTGTTTTAAGATTTTCTGGATCATCATTTAAATTTGTGTTATAGTATGGATTTGTTTTAAGTTCAACATACAAATATTTCAAATCAACAAACTCTGGAACAATACCAGCGACTGCATAACTTTTTAATTTTTGTATTAACTCTCTTTTGGTCTCATCTGATAAAAAATCACCATTTCGAGGTTTAACAGAGATGAAAACCTTTCCAAAACGAGGTGGATTCATTTCTTCTCCACCATAAGCTGTTACAGACTCGACATTTGGATAGATAAATCCTAAAACTGACTCATAATCAGATGAAGTGACTGCCCGATACTGTGAGGAGTAAATTCTTGGTGCATAATACTTAATTGATGATATTGATTCAATCTCATCACCATCTCTTGAATTTTCAATCGTTTGAACACCAGAAATATTAGCTGCGTTGATTGATGCACCATCTTGATTTGTAATATTTCCTACAAAACTGAATGAGTTTGCTCCATTTCCATCTCGACCCTCTGTTACAATATAACTAACCGTGATATAATTACTATTTGATAGTTTTTTACCAATTACATTATCACCAAAGATTAATTCATACCTTTCATCTTCAATTTCCTGTAAAAGATATGAAGAAGATGTTGATGTCACTCCTACAATATTATCAATCTGTTTATAGGTGACTGTGGATGATGATTCAGAGCTTGGGCGAACTTTGACTCGAATCGTAGATGTATCTATGAAAGAATTAGTAAGAATGTAACGTTGATTGAATAAAGAGGTGTTTACAGTAAAATTTTGATTGATAAGAGTCCCTTCATATATGTCTACATTGCTAAATTCAGCAAATCCATTAACAACGGGCACTGTAATTGGTTCTGGAATTGAAAATAAGAAGTTTGTACCGTTACCAGCACCATTGCACACTAAACCAGAATTCAATGTAAGTGTTGATGTCTCAGTTAAACCACTTACAAAAAATGAAATCTTAGCTTTTGCTGATCTTTTTGATCTTGGAACATAACCAATGTTTCTAGCAAGTGCAACAACATTTTCTCGAAGTGTAGATGAATCGAGAAAACATTCATTCGCTGCCATATTGGTGTTATATGCAGTAATATATGTATTATACGCCAACGCATCAATAATGATTGAAAGGTTAGACCCTTCAAAGTCATAATCAGTAAAATTAGTATTCGCCCTCAGATAGTCTCTGATTGACGTTTTTATTTGATCAAAATCTAGGTTAACATATTGACCGAATGCCATTATACTCTAGCTGGGAAAAGGAGAACGTCTACTTGTTGTGTAGGTGCTGGAATTCCAGTGATATCATATTGAACAGTGCAATTCATTGCATTTTCATCTGGTGGAATTGTTACAGTGGCTATAATATTACTAATTCGAGGTTCATAATTAAGTAAAACAGAATTTATTTCCTCTTGAATTCTAACTGCATCAAATTGAGTGTCTAATTCAAACAAAGAATCATTAATAGTTGACCCAAAAAGAGGATTAAATGGTTTTTCACCAAGAATTGTAAAAATTATGTTCTTTACAGACCTTTTTATAGCGTCTTCATCACGAATTGTCACCACATCACTCGTCACAGGATGACGTTTGAATGATAAATTGATATCTTTGAATCCTTGAGACGACACTATTTACACAAAAAGTTTCCTGTTTTTATTTATACCGCTTTTTTTATCTTTTTACGACTCTAATTCTGTATTTTTC